CCTTTCAGGGGTACAACGGAAGCGGATGAAAGTTTTATCCAAAAGGTTCCGGTAATCCGGGTAGACCTATTCAACTTAAAATATCTTTATGAAAAATATAAAATTTATATCTTTGATAAATCTATTTAAAGATGGGATTAAACATGAACCTGCGGTATCGCTGCGTAACTTTATAGAGTTACCAGTCCTCGTGAAGAGAATAGGGTGAAGAATTGTTCTTACCTTATTTACTTCTCGTGGAAAAGTTAATCTACGCCTTAGACAAATGCACAATTTTTATAATTATGTTCTTATTAAAAATAAGAATCATGGTTCAAAATATTGTGTAGCTTATCTTAAAACGAGTCAGTTAGCTATACAGAAGGCCATTGCAAAAGATAAGATATCTTCTCTTCGTGAGTTAGATAAAACTTATGCTTTTCCGCGATTGTCCAGTTGTGGTTTACCAAGGTATATACCTCTTTCTGATAGAAGAGCTATAATGAGTGGTTCAAAATCTGTTATAAGATGATGACTAACATTATATTCTATCTTCAGAATAGTGACTATACCTGGTGAACTTAAACTTGCTACAATTACGGATCCTTATTCTGGTTGTACTGAATCTCTTCAAAGAGTCTCTTTGGAACTGAAAGCTTTCGCTTTGAGATCTAAGGGAATGTTTGATTTGACAATTGTACAAAAAGAAGTCGGGTTGCAATTCATCCAGACTGCTTCTCCTTCGCATTATTCATCATGAACAGGAATGTTTACTGATCCCTTTAAGCTTGCTAAAGCAGGCCTTGGGCAGTATTTTCTTGATTACATGTTTGAAATGAAATATTCCAATCTCTTAGCTACTTTTGTTCGTATATTTAAATATTCATTAATAGTCGAAAAACTATTTGATAAATATTGATATAAGAAAAAATTAAGCGGGGTTGGTCAACTTTCAGCGAAAGAGGAAGCTGCGGGGAAAGTTAGAGTATTTGCGATGGTAGACGTATGGACACAATCCTTACTGAAACCATTGCATAATATGCTCTTTGCTTTTCTCCGATCATTACCTAATGACGGAACTTTTGATCAAAGATCTTCTTGCATTCGTGCAAGTGAGAAAGCGATTAAAAGTGGCTGTTCATTTGGGTATGATCTCTCGGCAGCTACAGACAGACTACCAATAGTTCTTCAAGTTGCTATCCTCTCTCCTTTGATAGGTGAGAAGTGTGCAACTATTTGGAAGAATATATTAGTAGACAGAGACTATGTTCTCCGTTATAATAAGGAAACTCATAAAGTTAGATATTCCGTGGGGCAACCCATGGGAGCTCTTTCTTCATGAGCTATGTTAGCTGTAACGCATCACTTTATAGTTCAAATGGCA